TGTACTCTTAAAGGAGAAGAAGAACCCTGTACTCTTATGGTTGGCAGATTAGGAAAGCGTTATGTTTTAGGTATTGACCCTAATATGAGCGATAGCCCAACTGCTGATTATTTTGCAATAGCAGTAATGGAGATAGACGACGATAATGGTCAAGGTACGTTAGTTCATTCTTATGCTGGGTTAGGAAGCCTAAATAACCATGTAAAATATTTAGCTTATATTCTTCAGGCTTTTAATATTGTTTTTATATGTCTTGATAATGCTGGCTCTGATACATATTTAGATAGTTGTAATGAATCTCAGTTTTTTAAAGATGCAGGTATTAACTTAAAGACTATACCTTTAAACTCTGATGCAGAAGGCGTAGAGTATCAAAAAACTTTGAAACAAGCTAAGCAAAAATACAATCAAGAAAATTATCAAATTTGTTTTAATCAAGTATTTACTAGTAACTTTATTCGTAGAGCTAATGAATATCTTCAAGCTTATATAGATTATAAAAAGATCTGGTTCGCTTCTAGGACAGCTTCTAATGAATCTTTTTTCAATAGGACTAGCTCTATAAGATTGCCGTATCCTAAAAAACTCATTTTTATTGATGACCGCAAAGAGTGGTCTATGCTTGATTTTATTGAGCATCAAGACGACATGATTTACCAAACTAAGAAACAGTGCAGCTTAGTTGAGCATAAATCAACAGCAAGGGGTTCTCAAAATTTTGACCTACCTCAGCACCTTAAAAGGTCCACTTCTGCCAATAAAGCCAGAAAAGATAATTATTCTTCATTAATGTTGGCGAATTGGGGACTTAAGCTTTATAACGACATAACTAAGGCCGAAATTAATACTAATAAGGAAACTTTCGAGCCTATTATGCTTTTTTAAGTGTAAGTAAAGTCGAATAAGCTTTTATGCCTAGTAAAATAAAAAGTGGACAGATAGATGAGACTAGCTTTACAGAGCTTTTCTTAAAGAAACTCTCAGGTTCAGATACAGTACTTTCTGGATTTTATACCGTAGCTAACCCCTCAGGATATGTTCCTCTTTCTGCTGGGGGCGTAAATTCTATGACTGGATATAGTGGAGATATTATGTCTAGGACTTCCGGCTTGATATCTAATGTCTCTGGCGCTTTGGATACAAGTGGTACTTTGTTATTCGATAAAGCTGTTGATGTATCAGGTCATGCTGAAGCTTTTACAACAGGAGCGAGCGGTGTTCTTTCTACTAGCATATCTGATGTGTCAAGTGCATTCTCAACTGTTAGTGGAGACTTTTTGAAATCGGGTAGTTTTTATCACACTGGTAGTGGGGCTTTTTCTACATCTGCCGCGACTGGGGCATTAGCCTACTCTTCTGGTGATGCTAGGGGGTTATATGTTGTAACAGGAAGTTCTACAGCAAAAGAGGGCTGGGCCAAATTAGCTGAATATCCTGAAATGACTGGGTATGTATCAACTACGAGTGGTGATATAAAGACCAGTCTAGAAGCTACAGGTACAAGTCTTTCCAATTTAATATCTAATGTAAATGCTGATAGCTCAACCAACTTTACAGCTAAGAAGACTTTTTCTGCTGGGCTAAAAACCGAGTTAGTGAATTTTGGTAATGATGGAGTGACTCTAAGAGTCAATTCAAATAACTCTGTGACTTTTGATGATGTAAGCGGTTCTCTACTTACAGTCGCTCCGGGATACGGTGCAGACGCTCCAGTATTTTCTGTTACAGATAAAGCAGGCTTGCCACTTATAGATGTTTTTGACGATGATAGAATAAACTTTGGCCCTTACGGTACTAACCCACTAAACGTTAGTGGGGAAAAAGTTTGCTTAGGGAATTATAGATCTTACTTTAGTGGTTCAGATGTTCACCTTAGTGGTAAGGTAACTGTGAATGACATGCTCACTGTAAGCGGTCTTTCAGGGGGTTATGCAATTTTTAACAATTTACCAGAGCATCCTAACACAGGTGGCTTACCTATTGGGACGCTTTTTGTAAGTGGAAACAATACTGCTGGAAAAGGCAGACATTTAATGATAATTTAAAATGACAAAGAAAACAAGAAAGAAAGAAGACGAGATCAAGCCAATGATGACAAGCTGTGCGGCTTCTCCATATACAACTGTAGACCAGTCGACTAGACAGCGCAGAAATGTAGGTGGCCAGATCGAAAGAACAAATAGATTTGAGAATATCGATAATGGCTTAGTCCCCTATAAGTATTCAAAAGGAGTAAACAACAAAAGCTCTCTTGATGTAAGGGACGTAGTAATTCTTTGTCAAAAAGCTTATTATAATTTTGCTGTCTTTAGGAATGTCATCGACCTAATGACAGAATTCTCCTCCACTAATCTTTACTTTACAGGAGGCAGTCAAAAATCAAGAGACTTCTTAGATGCTTTATTTAAGAAGATTGATATGCAAAGTTTTCTTGATAAATTCTTTAGAGAATATTATAGATCTGGAAATTGTTTCATTCATAGATTTGATACTAAAATTCAACCAGATGATTTAAAAAGAATCACCCAAACTTATGGTGGAAGTAAGCTAACTTCAGTTGCAGAAGAAAGCAAGCTACCCTCTAGGTATATTATTCTGAATCCTGCTGACATTCAAATGGGAGGAAACATATCGTTTTTTTCAGGGATGTATTATAAAATCCTTACTGATTATGAATTAGAAAGGATTAAGAATCCAAAGACAGAGGAGGACCAACAGGTTTATGACTCTTTAGATCCAGAAACCAAAAAAGCTTTAAAGGGTAGAAACCTAGGAATTATTTCCCTGAAGTTGGACCCTGATAAAGTTACCCCTGTGTTTTATAAAAAGCAGGATTACGAGCCTTTTGCAGTCCCTATGGGCTACCCAGTTCTAGAGGACATAAATTGGAAGTCAGAAATGAAGAAGATGGATATGGCTTTGACTAGAACAACTAATCAGGCTATATTGCTAATCACCATGGGCTCAGAGCTTAAAGACGGAAGCTTAAATATCAATCAAAGAAGTATTGAGACTATGCAGAAGCTTTTTGAGAACCAGTCTGTTGGAAAAGTTCTTGTCTCCGATTATACTACAAAAGCTCAATTCGTGATTCCAGATATAGCTGGCATTCTTGATCCTAAGAAATACAGCGTGGTCAATCAAGATATTCAGATGGGCCTTAATAACATTTTAGTTGGAGAAGATAAGTTTGCCAATACAAGTATTAAGATTCAAGTATTCATAGAAAGATTAAAGCAAGGCCGCGATGCATTCATTAATCAATTTCTTAATCATGAGATAAAACGTATTTGTAAATCTTTAGGTTTTAAAAATTATCCTAAAGCTCATTTTCAAGAGATAGAACTCAAAGATAAGACTACTTGGAATAGAGTTGTTGCTCAGCTTATTCAATACGGTATTCTTACTGCCGAAGAAGGATTAGAGGCTATCAGCTCTGGTAGATTACCTGAACCAGAAGAGTCTGTGGAATCTCAAAAGAAATTCAGAGACCTAAAAGAACAAGGCTACTATTCTCCTCTTCTAGGAGGTGGTGGAGGAGGTGCGCCTGCGCCAGCGGGTAGACCTGACGGTTCTAAATCTCCTCAGACTACTAAAAAGGTTTCACCTATCGGCGAGAACACTAGCGGCTCGCAGAAATTTAGCGTAGAGAAAATTAAAGAGAGTTTGGCTTTAGCTGAAAAGCTTGAAGCGGAGATTCAGGAGAAACTCAAATTAAAATATGAAAATAAAAGAGTAACTAATAAGATTAGAAATCTATCTTCTGAATTGTGTAAAATAGTTATGGCTAATGAATCTTCTGACAAATGGTTGGAAAAAGTTAGCGAATATATTAATAACCCAGCAGATACTAATGAAGAAGCTATTAAAGAAATACAGAGTATAGCTCTTGAGCATCAAGTTGATGAGTATTTAGCTAGTTTATTATATGCAAGCAAAGTTTAAGACATGAGCGAAAATCAAGAAAATATCCAAGATGTTAATCAGTACTTCGGTGCTGCAGAAATAGACGTTATGGTTCCGGACATTCCTTTGCCCCCTGAACCAGAAGAGAAAAAGGAAGTCAAAGACGAAATCGAAGGAGCTTTTAAGTTTGCCTTTATTGGAGCAGGCCAAGGCGGCTCTAGAATTGCAGAGAGCTTCCATAAGCTAGGCTACAGAAAGATTGGTATTGTCAATACAGCACAACAAGATCTAAACTCTATGAATGTAGAAAACAAACTTTGTATTGGTGCTGGTGGGGCAGGTAAGGACAGAAGTGTCGCTGCTAAATGCTTTGAAGAGAAACGTGATGATGTTCTTGATTTTATGCGTCGTTCTTTCGGGGAGGATGTAGATAGAATTTTTGTTTGTGCTGGAGCCGGTGGAGGTTCTGGTGCAGGTACGTTGGTTCCTTTAGTAAAGACAGCTAAAGAGCTACAAGAGACAATTAAGTCTGGATCTAAGAAGGTGGGAGTCATTCTTGCGCTGCCTAAATATTCAGAAGGTAGAAAAGTAAATGCTAACGCTTACAATACTTTGAAAGAGGCTTGTGAGCTAGTCAACGAAGGCGTTGTATCGCCTCTTGTTATTATTGACAATGAGAAAACAAGTAAGCTTTATTCTAACGTGTCTGTTTCTAATTTTTGGCAAACAGCTAATATGAGTACGGCTGGAGTATTTCATTTGTTTAACATGACAGCTTCAAAAGATAGTTCTTACTCTTCTTTTGATTCCAGTGACTATAAAAATGTTCTAGATTCTGGTATTACTATATTTGGAGCTACACCAGTTCCTAAGTGGGACGATCCTGTGAGTATTTCTAGGGCTGTCAGAAGCATTGCTCAGAGCGGTAGTATGTCAGGAGGTATAGATGTATCTACAGCTAATTCAGCTGGTGCTATTCTTATTGGGGGTAAAGAGGTGTTGGACAACATTCCTCAGTCTAGCCTTGATGAAGCTTTTGACCAACTAACTAGAATTCTTAGATCTGGAAGTGTAGTACATAGGGGTATATACAGTGGAGATAAAAATAATCTTACAGTATTTACAATTATCGGCGGAATAGCCACTCCTCAAGAAAAGCTAGAAGAGCTAATGAAATTGGGTGATTTAGAAAGAACAGAGGAAAAATAAAATTTCTAAAATAGAAAAAAACAATGTAATTGATTGTATAAAATAGGAGAAATAAACAATAGGCAAACTCAGACACTAAGTTTTATTTTAAGTACGAAAACCGCAGGAGGTAGCGCTTTTACCCAGCTGACTAGCGGTGTTGGCGCGGGTAAACTCAAGTATATAGACAACAATGGAATTGTAAGCCCAAATGCTGTAGCTGCGGCTGGTAAAGGCGGCACAGTGACTGGACTTGTTATCCCTTTGCATGGGGCTACTATAACAAGTTTCCCAGATAGCGATGGAGCTTCACTCTCTCACGCACCTAAGAATGTTATTGGCGATCCGGCTGTAGGTGATTATTCATTAACTTCTGGAGATTTCGTTTCCACTGCTGGTGCAGAAATTAACGGTGGAGCTCAGAAATTTGTTAACGCTGTTCTTGATGCAGCTTACAGAGGCTACACTTCAGGCGTAGATCAATCTAGTGGAATTAATAGTATGACCGTTACGAGAGGTGATCTTAGTTTATCTAACACATCTATCACAGACGGGACAGGAATCGTAAACACTTACACAAGGTCTTACACAGTAAACTTTAAGTATTATCAATCTGGAGNGATTCAGAACGGTGATAATGATACTGCTGCCAGACCTGATATTGCAAACGATGGATCAGATGGTGTACCATTCTAATAACTAAAGTTTGTATTTCCCTATTTAAAGCCCCTCATTTATTTGAGGGGTTTTTTTATTTTTTTTATTAGTTTTTTAAAAATAAGTGTATAAACCTTTAGGTAAACTTAATTGAATCTATTCGTACAATGATGTCCCTCGATATAGAATACTCTTACGGTAAAAAACTTAGTCCAATTTCTGGGCATGGAGACGCGGCTATGGAGTTCTCCAGTAAGGTGATGGAACTGCTAACTAGCAAAGCAAAAGAATACAATTACGTTTTAGAAAATGAAGGAGAAGTTACCTCTGAAAAATTAAAAGAAATTTTTATAGATAGTTTTTCTGAATCTTTGCAGACTACGCGAGCTTTAGCTTCTGTAAATCTTTTTCTACATACTTGCTCAGCTGGTATAGTAGATAATGGTGATCACTTCGAACCATCTATGGAAGAAATAAAAGAAGCAGAAAGAGAAGTAAAAAGAAATAACTTAAGTAGTTATGATTTTAGAGATGTAGATGATTTATACTTCCAAAGTGATGAACAAGCTAGAGTAGAAGCAAAAGAGTGGATAAATAGTGTAATATAAAAATAAGGATAATTTAAAATGCCCAGATCAACTAATTCTCAACAAACCCAAGGAGTGCCATCTGTAAGCCTAACTGCTAACAAAACTGGCGCGGGTGCTGTCGTAGCAGCAAGCAGCGGTGACACTATTGTCATAACAGACATACTAGCCTCGGCGGCTACAACCCTAAGCACTTCGGCCGCAGGAGCAGATACTATTATAGCTTACGCTCCAGCTGGTACATCAAATTTAAACCAAGGCATTCCGGTGCCAACTAGTTCTGGTGTCTACAGTAGCGCCGGTAACGTCACAATGAACTATTATATAATCTGATGAAATATACAACTATTTTTAGCTCAAACGTAAGACCTGTAGTATCTGAAGAAAAAGATAAGTATTTAGCTTTAGCTTCAGCTATTGAGGTTGCTCAGTTTATCCCAGAGGTTGATGAGAAGCAAGTAGATTTATTGCCAATAGCTTTTAATGCGTTTGTCGCTAATAGAGTGAACAAGAATGGTGATGTAGTCGATACAGATACCGCTATGGCTTTTCATAAAGATTTTAAAAACAAACCAATCAATATTGAGCATAATAGAGATAGAGTAATTGGTACTATTTTAACTGCTGGCTTCTCTGAGTTTGGCACTGACGCACCTCTAACCGAAGAAGAAGTAAAAGAAATAAAAGGGCCTTTTAATGTTACCTTAGGTGGCGTTATCTGGAAGGTCGTTAACCAAAGAATTGCAGACCTAATAGAAGACTCTGCCGACCCAAGTAGCGAGGACTATATGAAGATTAGCGCTAGCTGGGAATTAGGTTTTAAAGATTATAATTTAGTGCTTTTAGAAGGAAGTGATAAGAACATAGAAAATGGCCTCATAGTCGACAATGTAGACGAGGTTGCATCTATGGAAAAAGATTTAAAAGCCCTTGGGGGAGAAGGTAAAACTAAAGACGGCATGTCTGTCTACAGAAAGGTCATAGGAGAAGTTGTTCCTCTCGGTATCGGCCTCACTGAAACTCCTGCTGCTGACGTTAAAGGCGTCTCAACTAAGAAGAATGCAGAGGAACCTCAAGAAGAAAAGACTTTTGCTGAAGTTGATAAAACTTCACAAATAGAACAAAAAAATGTAATAATCCAAAACGAGGACAAAACTATTATGAAAATAGCAAGTATTAAAGACATCACGAACGATTCTTTGAAGGAGCTTTCTGCCTCGGCTGTTTCTGATTTTATCGAATCGGAACTCAAGGAAGCTTCCGAGAGATTTTCAGCCGAAAAAGCACAGGTGGAAACCAATCTCAAAGAAGCTCAAGAGAAGATCGAAGCTGTTACGACAGACTACGATAAAATGAAAACAGAGCTAGATTCTGTTACAGAAAAACTTGGCGCTCTAGAGACCGAAAAAGCGGAAAAGGAAGCCGAAGAGTTATTCTCTCAGAGAATGGCATCTTTGGACGAGAAGTACGCTCTTGAGGCTGAAGACCGCGAGGTTCTCGCTACGCAGATCAAAGATCTCGACGCAGAAGGCTGGGATGCCTTTGCTAAGAATATCGATGTTCTGTTGAGAGACAAGTCAAGAGAANTCTTGGCTAAGAAGGAAGACGAAGCTTCTAAGGAAGCTGAAGTTGAAGAAGAAAGCAAAGCTTCGGAGGAAGTTGTTGAAGACGCTATTGATAGAGGCGAACAGGACACAGATGTTGTTCCTGCTTCTACTCAGGCTTCTGAAGGATCTACCTACGACAAGTACAAAAATGCTTTCTCAGTTGATCAATTTGATATTAGTTACTAATATAAAACAAAGGAAATAAATTATTATGGCAGCGTTTGTAAAAAACACTCAACGGCTAAAGCCTTTTAGGCAACATGCCGAAACGGACGTAGTAAACCTTTTCAGTCTCAAAGACGATGACGCCGATGTTATAGGCTCTTACTCTGATCTTAAAGCCGATGGCGCTAAGATCAATAAGGGTCTTTTGGTGTCCGTCAAAGATGCTTGGAAGAATACTGACGATCCAGTAAATAAAACTGGTATAGGTAACCCCGGTTCCAGTTACACGAACACGGTTTCATTCCGTTATGGCGCAGCTGCGTCTGTTGAACCTTGTGCTTCAGGTAAGCAACCTCTTGGCCTTACTCTTTTCGACGTCGCTGAAGTCGATGAGAATGGCGAGAAGTTGATTTACAATCCGCGCAAGGCAGCAGAAATGCAGGCTGTGGTTAGTGGTCAGGCAGTCCCTGTTTTGACCAAGGGTATCGTTCTTTACAGCGGAAACTTGACCAGCGGTGGCGCTGACTCAGTTGGCGCTGGAGTCCCAATCTACGCTGATGCGCTCCGAAATGGTGAAATTAGCTCTTCTGCTACTGAAAGTACAGGAAGCGCTTCTCAAACCAAGGTCGGAACGACTCTAGGCGCAGTTGACCAAGACGGTTTCATTCTGTTGAAGATTGACATCTAAGTTAAAATATAGAAAGGAAATTTAATAAAATGAGACTTAAATTGAAAAACACCCCCGAGCAAGTAGAACTCATCAAAGCGATGGGTTCCAAAAATCAGCTCGTTGCCCGTGAGGCACAAGAAGCTTTCGCAGCTTTTCTCGGCCCTGTAGTCCGCAAGGTTCTTCAGCAGGCCGCAACGGCCGGAGCGGTTTATACCGATGCTCCGTTTAACCAAGATGAAGGAGCTAGTTATCCTTTAGATCTTTATTATAACGAAACCAATGATGGTTACGTTAGCGTTTGGTCGCAGAACGTTGCTGGTGGTCTTCCCACCTCGCAAGACGTATCTGCTATCCAAGAGTTGAAGATCGCAACTTATCGTTTGGATGCAGCTGTTTCTATTACCAAGAAGTATGCTAGACAAGCAAGACTTGATGTTGTTAGCAAGCTTATTGAGCGTATGTCTCAAGAAGTTTTGTTGAAGCAGGAAAGAAATGCTTGGGCAGTCGTTCTTAACGCTCTTGCCAATGCTAGCACTAATTCTGTTACTGCTGGTTCTGTTGGAATTACGAGTTTGACCACAGGTTCTCACGTTATTCCAGCTCACAACACTAACAGGTTCCAGCTTCAAGATCTTAACAAGCTGATGACTCTTAATAAGAGAATCAATCAGTCTTGGGGAGATGGTACTCCTGATGCTGCTTACAGCTCTGGTATTACAGATCTGTATGTTAGCCCTGAAATCAAAGAGCAGATTCGCGCTTTCGCTTATCAGCCTATGAATACAAAGGGTGCAGGACAGGATACGCCAAGAACCGACGTTGCACTTCCAGATAACATTCGTACCGACATCTTTAATGCCGCTGGCATGCAGGAGATTTACGGTGTGAACGTTGTTGAGCTTAACGAGCTTGGCATTGGACAGAAGTACAACACCTTGTTTGATGAGTTTGACTCTGGCAACATTGCTCCTCATGGTTCTACTGCTGGTACAGCTATTGCTTTCGCTGGTGGTACTCATGAGCTTTGTGTTGGTGTTGACAACAGCAAGGGTGCGTTTGTTCGCGCTATCGCTCAAGACGGCGACACAGGTGACACCTTCACCACTTCACCTGACGATCAGTTCACTCAGAGAAATGAGAGAATTGGTTTCTACGGTTCTTTGGAAGAAGGTCGTGTGTGTATCGACTCCCGTGCGGTTGTTGGACTTGCAGTCTAATAGAGACCAAAATATTACCGAAGCCCCCGGAAACGGGGGCTTTTTTATTTCTTTTTTTATGGGATTGCGTGTAAAACTAGTTATAACGGAGAAAGGATAAGTTATGGCAGTTAAAAGGAAAAAAACTTCAAAAAGTAAAGCAAAGTCTAAGGAAATGATTCAAACTCACGCAATGGAAGAGAAAGAGTCTTACGAAAAAACTACATTGGATCAAGTTTGGGGCGATACAGGTTCTTCAAAGTACGGTACTCTTGATGAAGATGACTACGCGTCTCAAATTAAAGCTATGAATAGGACTGATCTTCATGCTCATGCCGTCAAGTATGGTATTTTGCCAGTAGACAATAGGCAGCTACTTACGTCTAGACTAATGAGAGAGTTTAAGAAGCATATTTTAGGTTATAAAAAGCCAACCCCTCAAAAAAATAAGAATAAAGAACCATCTCCCAAAGCTAAGTCTATTCTAGCTGAAGGTAGATAGAGTGTAATTATGTCTGTATGCCTCAACTTATTGGTACAGGCCAGATAGATCTTGGTAGCCTAAAAGAATTTCTACTAAGACCAAACTCTGAGAGCTTATCCGGTAGTGCAAATAACATTACCGGATTTTATCCTTATTCAGGAAACCCTTCTGGATTTGTTGATTCTAGCTATGTCGCAGGTATAAGTGGGGACATATCTGGTTATATAGATTCTGTAAGTGGGGCAATAAATTCTAGGTTAGTAGAGTCCGGTACTAATTTAAGTGGTTATACTTCGTCGCTTTATTCTGAGCTTAAATCCGATATAGAGTTTGTAAGCGGTAAAAACCTAGAGCTTAGTGGTTTAGTTGTTAATACTGATGCAGCACAAGCTCAAGCTGACGCTGATGAGATTAGTGGTAATTTAATCACCTCAGGGCAAACTCTTCTTGATTACATAACGGGGCAAAGCGGAGTCGGGGTAAGTGGGTTCGTTACTGGTTTAGTAGATACGACAAGTGGAGTTTTAGATGTAAAGATTACTAATTTAAATACTAATTTACGTAGCCATGTAAATGAAGATTACCTTTCTAAAAGAAATGAATCCGAGCTAGTATCTGGATCTGTCTCTTTTGCTAAACCAACTAGGTTTAAACGAAGTGTGGAACTCGAGAGAGTAGCAGACCATGATGAGATATCGACTTATCAGAGCGGTGTAAATATGTACTCTATGGTAAGCGGTATAACTATAAGTGGTGCAGCTCATCAGTCAATGACTACATTTATTCGTTATCCTCATACTGGTGATTCAGCTTACCAGAACCTTATAGTTGGCTCTTTTGTATATAGTGGGGTGATACCATAATGTCTGCTAGTAACGGAGAAATTAGAAAAAAGGTTCAAGGGTTAGTTTTGTACACAAACGAGCTCTATCACAAAAGTTATCCCGGTAAGCCTACAATTAACTTTATACCTACTGCAGAAGATAACAGTGATTTTTCAGCTAGACTAGGAGGAACTCCAAACGCTTTCTTTAGGGTATATAAAGATAAAGACCCTCATCTACAAGGTATGTATAAGTCTTTAGCCACAGGAATGATGTCCTCTAATGATGTGGTTTATAAATACGCGGGCTGGTCTGATGATTATTATTCTGGAAGTGGAGTTAGTAATGTTGTTCACGGGATGCATACCTTTTCTGCTTCTTACTTTTCTGGCCTAAGGCTATTAATAGGTCAGGAATATATATATTCTTGTGAAGTATTTGTTTCAAAAACACACGCAAGGAACTCTGGTTACTTTCCTGTTATATCTATAAAATCCACAGATCAAGATGGAAAACATTATGGCTATTATGACTTCTCTAAAACTGGAACTTGGCAGGTAGTCTCAGTAACGTTTACTCCTAGCCTTAGAAGCCTAGTTAAGGCTACTTCTGGTAGCGCTGGCACTGCTGGAACGAGTGGTACTTCTGGAGCTTCTGGTGTCATAACAAGGACTTTGACTCATACTGCTTATCTATGGCCTCATGAAGGCACGACTTCAGCAAGTGATAGAAAAGATGGTTACATGTTATATAAAAACCCTCAGCTCGAAAAAGGCAGCGAAAGAACCCAGTTCACTAGATATGAAAAACCAAGGTCTTCTCTAAATAGCTTAAAAGACTTAAGTGGTAATAAAAATTCTTTAAGCGTTGCAAGGAATACTTTCGATAGTTCTTCTTTACCTGTATTTGCAGCAGGGAGCTTTGCTAATTTAGGTATCACCGGCTCTGCTTCCGGATACTCTTCTTCTTTTAATGTAGGCAGTACTACTAAAAAGACTTATGAATTTTGGATTAATTTAACTTCTGCTACTGAAGATATTTCTACTTTATTATATTCTGATATAACTAAAGGTTCTTCTAAATTTGTATCTAATGAAGCTTTATCAAGAAGGCAACACATATATATAGAAAAAGGCAAAATACATTGTAATTTTTATAATGAATTTGGTCTTGTTTATAGCGCGCATACAACAAGCGAAGAAATAGAAAACGCTACAATATATAATATATCTTTATCTGTAGATATGTCAAAAAGCTCTGGAAATAAAGTTAAGTTTTATGTAAACGGTAACCTAAAGCCTTCGTCTGCAATATCTTCTCTTCGTGCTCCAAGTAATTTAAAGTTGAACCTGTACCCCTCGTTGTCAACTAATGACGTTTTTGCAAACGCTTCAATTGTGCTTTATAAAGTAGCTTCATTTAATAATGATGGAGAATCTCAGGCTTCCAACGAGCAAAGCATTTATGTAGGGCAAAACAGAAATAACTTTGGAGTCAGAGTGAGTTGGTCTAATGTGCCAGAGGCAAGTTGGTTTATTGTCTATAGATCAATAAATAATTTAAATTTTGATTCTGATAATTCTTTAATATCTGCTTTCACAAACCCTAACTTTGGCTTATCGGCAGGGACTCAAGTGTCTTTTGAAGATAGTGGAAATATACCAGCTAAACACGGAAAGCCAAAAACAAAAGCTCAATTTGATAAATACAGACCGGGTAATACTAATTTTTATGATGGTTCGAATTTAAAGCTTTCAATAGGTGATTATCCAATTACTGAAAAATACACAGTAGACGGTTCCGTGATATCGCAAAAGAAAAATTCAGATGGAAAGATATATCAAGTTTCTGTATATAATAGAACTTTAAACCCAAATGAGATAAAGAATAACTATATACAATTTTCTAAAAACTTTAACAATACAACAAACACAGGGAACTATGGATTCTCTGTTTCTGCCGGTAATGCAACTGGCGGCTATGGAGGAGGATACTAAAATGTCAAGTAAAGTAAATTACGGTAAATACAGAGTAAACACAGACGGTCTAATATTTAGAGTTGATGGATATAGCAGTAGAAGTCACAGTCATAATACAGAAAACTGGAAAGATTTAACACCTAGCGGGCTTGACGTTAAGTTAGAGAATAGTGGTTTATATAGTGAAGCCAGTGGGTTTTATCAGTTTAGAGCTGGCACACAGAATACTTATGCTGCGGTCAGCGGAGAAAATTTTAGTGGCCTTAGAGATCTGGGTTTGTTTAAAGACAAGAACTCTAGCTTTACAATAGAAAGCTTTTTCCAGATCAGGACTGGAGCAGGGTTGACGGCACCAGATGACGGTGCTGTAATCTTTGGAAATACTGACCACAACAAAAGTGGCTACTCATATGGTTTCGTTGCTCACACTGGAGAGGGTGGTCAAATAAGCGGATTAAATGCTGTGTTATCTTCAAACAAAGAAGACAACGCTGGGGAGCAGGAACTCATACAAATAGCCCTTGGACTGGGGTTACTGGCGTACTCTCTGATCCTGCAACTCCATCCATAGAGGCAAATTCTTTTTATCACGCTGCTATGACCTATAGTGCTATAGATGGGATGACTGTTAGCTATTTAGATGGCGTGGTTAAAAACAGCGGTACTTTCACTGCTAGTCAGCAACTCCATAAATCAACAGGAAACGGAACTTATCAACAATTTTATATTGGTGGTAATGCTAGTTCAGGAATAAATGTAGACGTAGGAGTTGTTTCTGCTTATAATAGAGCCCTTTCTAGCGGCGAAGTTTACGCTAACTGCAAGGCTGTAAAACATAGATATGGCGGCGGATATTAGTTTTGATATTTCTCTTTTTTAGAATTAAAACTATTTGATGAATGAAGCTGCTTTTTACGAAGAAGTATCTCCTCTTTTTGACACAAATAAACAAAGAGGTCAATTAAACGCAAAAGATGTCATTATTAAAATTAATGCATTTTCATTTGGGGATACATTAGCTGCCACACCAACAATAAGGAAGCTGGCTCATTCTTACGGGAAAAAGATTATTGTCTGTACTACTAAACCTTTTATCTTCGATCACAATCCATATGTAGAGTATACTATAAAGTTAGATGATTTTAAAGATGAGTACTATAATTCTTTTGAAGTTTTTAACACCTTTAATTCAATAGGTAGGGTAGATAAAAATGGAATAGAATCTAAATATGGTTTATTTGACATAAGAAGAATACATTGTATAGAGATAGGTTTTGACTTGAGGCCAGATGAGATGCACACTGAATACTATCCCGGCCCAGTTACTTTCGAAAAAAAAGATCAAGAATTCATAGATAAGAAGGATTATGCAGTAATACATATAGGTAAAAACTGGCCCAGCAGGACTTGGTCAGAAGAAAACTATAAAAACTTAATTAAAGGTTTAAATGAAAACGGTATAAAAGTAGCTCTTGTTGGTTTTGATCAAAATATTGAACCCGGAGTTTATGATCACGACAAATCTTGCTATGCTTTCGGAGGTTTTGAGTTTGACGGCGTGAGCTTTATGAACAGAACCAGTTTAGATCAAGACTATTATGTGACCAAAAACTCTAAAGTATGTATTACTCTTGATACTGGACAACTGCATCTAGCTGGATGCACAGACACCTACATAATACAAATAGGAGCATCAATTAATCCTTTATGGAGAGCCCCTTATAGAAAAGGAACACAAAACTACAAATATATTTTTGTAGGCGGGACTTGTGATTCTTTCTGTGCTTCTGACCCTAAGTACTCTGTCATTGAGCATGCTAGCATAAATAGCGTGCCTCCGCTTCCTTACTGTCTAGAGGAAAGGCCAAATTATGACTGTCAACCAAAATGGGAAAAGGTTTTAGATCATGCTTTAAAAGTTTTTAAAAATGACTGAATACGATATATTTGAAACACACAAAAGTAACAAGATATACCCTCTCGTAGCAGAGGTGGATGTTATAAAATCTGAGCCATTCTTCATAAAAGATGATTTCGACTTGTTTTCAAATGTGTATTTTGAGGATAGCACGTTGCGTTTGGTTTGGGTGAAAAGAGAGTTTAGTTTTGATTTTGAATTTTTAAGGTCTGTATTTTTTGTTAACAAAGTCCCAATTGAAGAGCATATTTTTACAATACCTCATAATCAACATTCTACTGCTTGGTGGGGTCATCCTTATATGGACGATCTTAAGGANAAATTAAGTATTAAATTTTATGGTTGCTAAATCTATAATTAGTTTTTATAGCGGTAATGGTCACGACGGAAATCTTTCTGTATGTGTTGACGCATCTATTTATACTATAGAGTTTGAGCGGATATTTGGCAATAGGTATTTTACAAGATTATTAAATCCTTTCTCTCATTACTCTATTTGGGATATAAAAGCTTTTTCAGAAGAAGAGAGGAATAATTTTTTAGGTTATATTGTTAAAATCTTAAAGCGCAAAAAGTTACACAGGCAGAGTTATGACGTGGGGCTTTTTGATTGGGATACTCCTAAAGAAGTAGTTCAGTCACTTGCTAAATACTTTGATATCAAAGAAGTTATTTACAAAGGTAGCGATTTTACATCTCATCATAAAGCGCATGCTGCTGGGGCATTTCACACCAGCGGATTCAATGATGCTTTAGTTTTTAGTTACGACGGGGGAGGTAATGATGGTACTTTTTGTGTTTATGATTTAGAAAAGCCTATTCCAAATTTAACGCAGTTAAACGAAAAAGTCGTAAACCCGTATCCAACTAAGTACGCTAGAGTTGGCAACTTCATAAAAGAAATCAGAAAGCCGGAACTAGGAGACACGTTAGAAACGAGATCTCACGAGCATAACGGGGTAAGCTACCCCGGAAAAATAATGGGCTTGGCTGGCTATGGCTCATTTAATCAGAACTTTTATGATAGGTGCTATGATTATTTTAACGACGAAGACACTCAAAATATATCTAGGTCTTATTTGAGTAACTTTGGAGACTTTACTTTTAATCAGTTTGAAGGGGTAGAGGCTTACGATTTAGCTTTTTGTGCTCAAAAGGCTTTCGAGGACACGTTCCTTCTTGACTTTCAAAAGTTTACAAGAGCTTTTCCGAATCGCACAAACATTTGTTTAACAGGTGGTGGAGCCTTAAACGTCCTGCTTAACGAAAAGCTCAGTAAAAGTTTTCCCGACCTCAATTTTTTTGTTCCCTGTTCTCCCGGTGATAGTGGTATATCATACGGTATGATTGCTCATTACCAGCATAGCGCTATGATATCTGAAGCTATGTACTCGGGATGCGAGATTTTAGACAAAGAAGTGTTGCCGTTTATACTGGATTATAGACCTTGGAAAAAAGGCTACTCCAAAACTTATAGCTTCGGAGCTAGAGAAAGGTAAGATTATAGGGGTATGCAGGGGGGACAGCGAAACTGGCCCTAGAGCTTTAGGTAACAGAACTATATTAGCAGACCCAAGAAGTCACAGGTCTAAAGATGATATAAATAAAAAAGTAAAATTTAGAGAATGGTTTTAGGCCTTTTGCTCCTATATGCAAAGAGGAAAAAGCTTCTATATATTTTAACACATCTGAAAATGCTTGTTATAAGTATATGTCTTTTAGTCCGAATGTAAGAGATGATTATCAAACTACTTTACCAGCGGTTACTCATATAGATGGATCTTCTAGACTTCAGACTATATCTAAAACCGAAAATGAATTTATCTACAATATACTTGATGAGTTTGAAAATATAACAGGGGTGCCAGTATTAATAAATACATCTTTTAATAGTAGGGGTAAGTCTATACTCACCCACTATCAGACAGCTATTCAAATTTTAGATTCAACTCAACTAGACTCTGTTATTTTAGGAGATTATTATATTTATAAATGAAGCGCAAAATATTATATATACCAATGCACTTGTCCACTGGCGGGTCTCCTCAGTGGCTTTTTGAGCTTATAAAAGTGTCAATACTCGACAACGAAGTATTTGTTGCAGAGTTTAATAACTATGGAAGCTATGATATACAAAAAAATAGAATAATAGACTTAGTAGGTAAAGATAATTATGAATGCATTGGCCCATGTTTTTCTGATAACTGGAAAGAAGAAAGAGAAAGGCTTTGGGAGGTTATACAAGAATTTAAGCCTGACGTAATACACTTTAATGAGATACCTGAAAATTTTGAATACAACGGTTTCCCTGAAGATCTATTAGAAAAAATATACAGCAAAGATAGAATCTATAAGATACTAGAGACTTGCCACGATAATGGTTTCACCTTCGATAGAAAAGTCCATCATCCAGACGCTTATGTCTGTGTATCTGACTATCACCCTAGAAAAATAAAGGAGGTTTTGCCAGATGCCAAATGCTATATTTGGGATTACGATATACCTAAAAAAGAAAGACCTGACAGAGAAGAGACCCTGCTCAGCCTTGGCTTAGATCCAGATAAGACTCATATACTTAACGTGGGGCTGTTTCACGAGAACAAAAATCAAAAATTCATTTATGATATAGCCCAGCAAATAACAGATGAGAACGTACAGTTTCATTTTATAGGGAATGATTGCTATCTATGTAATTGTGGTATTGAGAATACAGATTTACCTAATTGTAAAGTTTGGGGAGAAAGGGATGATGTTGAAACTTTTTACTCTTGTATGGACATTTTCTTTTTTCCTTCTTTGAGAGAGCTGAATCCTTTAAGTGTTAAGGAGGCTCTTTCTTGGGATATGCCTGTCTTAATGAATAAGATAGAAAGCTGCGACTTGTATAAAAAATATGAAAATAACAAAAATGTAACTTTTATAGATGATGTAGACAGCAAGCAATACATTTTAGACAGGATAAANAAACCTAAAGAAAACAATAATTTAAGAATAGCTCTTTATACTAGTTTTTATAATAACGCTAAGTATATAAAAGGCCTGTATGAGCAAATTAAGAATCAAACTTATAGAAATTGGAAGTGGTTTGTAGCCGATGATTTTAGCAAAGACGATTCTGTAGTCAACGAGTTGAAAGAATTAGCTAGGATTGATGGCAGGGTTATATTCTGTGAACAAAAAGAAAAGAAGGAAATGTTTTGGAATGCTCAGCGTTTTATTACAGATGATTGTGACTATTTAGCTCTAGTTGATGCTGATGACGGTATATACCCTAAAGCTTTAGAGTTCTTAAATCACATGTTAAGAAAGAACCCAGACGCTTTTAGTTTTTCTNCTTGGTTTCATCAGTATCAGGGCAGTATAGATAAAATAAAAAATATAACGCATACTGACTACTCTTATCCTAAGGGTAATTGGCACGATTATTTAGACAAACACGAAAAGAACCTAAATGACAAAGGATTCGATTGGAGCTTTCTAAGAAGTTTTAGATTCTTTGGGGCTTTACGAGGCCATAAAAATACGGGAGATGTACATATAGAAGTAGACGAACCTGTACTTACAGTTTCTGAAGATTCCATAAGGATGGCTCAATTGCAGAAACATGGAGATTACATACTCTTCCCTCGTCCAATGTATAAGGTATTAAATCATGAGGAATCTCATGCTACTCCTTCTAAGGTAAGCGAGGAGCAGACCAAAGTCGGAAAACAAAACCTCTATGACTCTATAGACTCGACAAAAAATTTCAAACATAATATTATATTACCTACTTACTACGATTTCTTCGATGAGCTTTGCGCTCTATCAAAGTCAAACATACATTTTGAGACAGGTAGAAAGAAGCTGTCTTTGGTAACTAATAGGTTTGTATCTGAATCTAATATAGAAGCTTTAAAAGATCTTTATTTTGATCATGATCTTTGTGTCAACGAATTTTCTGAAGATGTTGATTATTTCTTTTTAAATTCTGATAGCTTCACCGATGTTCAGCTTAAAGAAATAGCATCTAAGTTCGAAAATATAAGAGGCGGCTTTGAAGTTAATATATACTCATTATTAGAAGGAAATGAAGACGAGCATTTTGAAAAAATTAAGACAAGGATATTAGATATATTTAATAGACCTACAAGTTGGAATCATTTCTGCAGAAATTTAGCCTTCAACGTACAATATAAAAATATTAAAAAAAAAGTATTGATTGAGCTTTGTAGTTCTTCCTTGGGAGATAGCGTGGCTTGGACTCCGTACGCAGAACAATATAGACAGGAAAATAATTGCGAGGTTTACCTTTTTACCTATAAGAACGATTTATACCGAAACAGCTATCCAGATATAACTTTCATTGATGACATGGAAGATGTAAAAGGCATGGACTTTGATGATAAGTTTAGAATAGGTTGGTTTGACAACACTCCAGATTGGGTCAAAAATCAAGAAGAACAGAGGGCTGGTTCTTATTATCTCGGATTAGATCATAAAGAGCTTAAGCCAAATATAGATATAAAAAATAAAGATAAAGTAATAGAAGGTAAATATGTTTGTATATCAGTCCAATCCACATCTCAATGTAAGTACTGGAATAATCCTGATGGTTGGGATAAAGTTATAGAGTATTTAAATTCAAAAGGTTACAAAGTAGTTTGTATAGATAGACACGAAACCTATGGAGGCAGAGACAAGTACAACAAGGTTCCTTCTGGAGCTATAAACAAAACAGGAGATTTTGACTTACAAGAGAGAATAACCGACTTACATCATTGTGAGTTTTTCATAGGTCTTGGTTCTGGGCTTTCTTGGCTTGCTTGGGGTGTAGGCAAAGATGTGGTTTTGATAAGTGGCTTTAGTAACGAACAGACAGAATTTTATACACCTTATAGAGTGATAAATAAAAATGTCTGTAACTCTTGCTGGAATAGACATAAGTTCGACGCAAGTAATTGGAATTGGTGCCCAGATCACGAAGGGACAGAAAGAGAATTTGAGTGCTCGAAGCAAATAACCTTTGAAATGGTAAAAGAACAAATAGACAAATTAATATGAAAGTAGAAGTATCAGATGGAGAGATTTTAGATAAGCTATCTATATTAGAAATAAAGCTTAATAAAATAGAACATATAGGCAAGTTAGTTAACATACAAAAAGAGTACGACACATTAAAACAAACCATAGGCGAGCCACCTTGGTATGAGCATGTTTTTAGAAATTATGGGTTTTACTGGCAACTAAAAGAAATAAATGAGACACTATGGGAGATAGAAGATGAAATAAGGATCAAAGAAAAAAATCAAGAATTTGATAATGCTTTTATTAAGTTAGCGCGACAAGTCTATCAAACCAACGATAAAAGGGCAAAAATCAAAAAAGAAATAAATGTATACACTGGCTCTAATCTATTAGAAGAAAAATCTTACGAAGATTACGTTTAATGAAGTGTAATTTAAGTAGTATATGGCGGTTAAAAGGTAT